ATGAAGTACCTTACCACTTGATACCAAACCTTTGACTCCTCATCGCTCATAGGAGCGAAGTGTGTCTTCAGGACAGAGAAGGCAAAGTCAACCAGAGAAGCTGGAATAGTAGAATCAAACCCACTAAAATCCATGGAGTATCGAACTCCGCTATTCCGGATACTTTGCATTCGTGCTGACACCTGAGATTTGAACATACCGAAAGCCATCGGAATGTCCCTCCGGGTGAGGAAATGTTCGATTAATTGTGGTGCGAACATGGCCTCAAGCAGGAAGACAGATTGAGGGTAACCCCAAACTAGCCTTGTCTTAGGACCCTTGTCGCCGTGTTGAACACGGAAGAACGCGATACACGGTTCAGGAGCCTTGGAACCAGCAACAACACGTTGCGCACGACCCAGATCCCTCGTAAAGGCGTCACCCTTAGACGTCAGATCAGGAAGGCCAGAGCTCTTGTTCTCATAGGTAACGGACCTAAGTGCGTCATCTAGAGCAGAGACACTGAGTGTTCCTTTCCCACCAAAAGCACGCATAGTCATATCTTTTGCATGCTGCAAAACGACATGATCAGCGTTGCTTAAGAGTGAAGGCTTGCCATAACGAGCAAGTCTTTCAACTAGAACCTGTGGTTCATAGACACTCTTATTATCCCGGTCAGGATCTAGAGCATAACCCATTGATTGTAAAGACTTCAATGTTTTATACTCCACCAGCAGCGGACCACCTCTATTGAGATAGGCCACAGTAGATTGAGCGTGACTTCCCAGTCTATACATCCCACGGAAAGACAAGCTCGTTGAGCGCAGAGCAGACGAATCGACTCCCTGCGATACAGGTGAATTCATTACACCTCCTACATACACAGTTGGGACAGAGCCAAATTCCCTGGACTAACAGAGAATTCCTTGAGGCTAACCTACTGCTTAGACGGCTTGGAGTGGGAGTTCCATGAGTTGTCAGTTCATTCGCCGAATAATAGGTTACCTTGCATGTGAACACAGTTCACAGAAATAACCGAACTCGTGGTGACAATCCGCGAGGAATGGGAGCACAGCTCACATAAT